GTGCCACCATTCCGAACCGCCATAAGCGCCGCCTCTAAAGAAACTGCGGCGGCCTGAAATTCTTTCAAACCCGTGCTTTTTCGCCAACTCAGTAAAGTTAAACACTCTAGCTGTAACTTCCTTTGTCTTAAGAATGGTGTATTTCTTACCCTTTGCATTCCTCTTTGTTGTAACATAGGAAGATTCGATTGTTCTTTCTGGAACGTCGGGGTTGTCTGTTTTGCACCAGATAATCCATTTCCGGCTGCCACCCTCTCTCTGAACCAAGTAAGGGTCGCGATCTGGATCTTGCATTCCAGTTGGTAACGCCATATCAAATGCTCTGCCAACGTAGTGCATAGATTTCTTACTTCTCGCTGGGCTTGCTTTGCTGCCCAGCCCTCGTCGGCCGCCGGCAGATGTAATGATTCCACCTAACTCATGAACTTCTTTATACAAAGCGTTATATGCTTCAGCGGTATCAGAACGCAAGGTCACTCTTGTGAAGCCGCCTCTGTTCGCGAACTTATCAGCGGGGCATTTTACCCATTTAAGTTTGTTCTCGCTATCAACAATTTCTTCCACTTGCGGCTCTAAATCTAAATGAAATTCCACCATTGGCTTTCCCAGCGCCGAATTAAATGCCTTTGCAGTTGAAGGGCCAACGAGGCCATCTGCATAAAGCTTTGATTTCTTTTGGAATTCCTCTACGGCGTCTTCAGTCATCTGACCATAGTGGCCATCGAGGGGGCCGGGGTGATAACCCAAGTAAGCCAAGCCCTCTTGCAGCTTCTTTACTAATTCGCCCTTTGTTCCTTCTCGTAAAATCATAATATTATCCCTTTAAAAGTTGCTTTTCATCTTTACTCTCTTGTACGCGTTTCTTCTCCTGCTCTGCAATAAGAAGATCAGCGAGGTGCGGGTATTTAGTGAAAAGCTCCGATGTTGTTAAATTTTCTTCTTTTTTGATCTGTTCAATCTTATCAGCTATTAAACTCATTTCTTATCCTGTTTTAATGCTTCTTGCTTTTCTTCGCCCAACGACACCCAAGTGTAACAATTTTGTGTTCTTTGTAACTCTTCGTAAGATACGACTGAACTATCGTGCCACTCATAAGTTTTTTTAGTTGTTTTCTGTTCCCATCCTGATGACATTGAAAGCGAAGCAAAAATAGCAAGAACTCCTGCCATTAATTTTACCATTTTTTATTTCTCCTTTAAGGTGGGTTTTTTATTCCTTTTAAATAGGCAGTAAAAAACCTAAAAAAACTTCTAATTACATATATGAACATTAAATATATTTTATTGCTGATCGTGTTCAGCCTACTGTCCTGCAACAACAGAAATTATGTAAAAAATATCTTACCCCGAGCTTCTTTTTTAAAAATAGAAAAAGAAGTGCGTGTCAAGTTGTGTCACCCGCAAAAGAAAGATTTGTGTATGTATAAAAAATTTGGCGCGGTGGCTTCCGGCGTTGTTATTGAAGTCACCAATCGCGGTGCATATGCTCTAACTGCTGGGCATGTCTGCTCAGACAGGGAAGCAAAAAACTTTTTAAAAAATTACGAACACGAAATGATCTTTAATGTTTTGGATATCAACAAAGAATCATTTCCTGTTAAAGTCGTAGCAATCGATCATGCTAATGATTTGTGTATATTGCGTGTTCAGGGCATAAAAAAGCCCGCAATTAAGATTGCTTCCGAAGCGCCCGAACCCGGAGATCGAGTATATAATTTAGCTGCGCCAACTGGAATATTTGATAAAAATATGGTTCCTATATTTGAGGGGTTTTTTAATGGAAGTTCCAAAAACAGAACAATTTATTCTATTCCCGCAAAGGGCGGCAGTTCAGGTTCTCCAATACTCAATCACGAAGGTGAACTAATTGGAATGGTAAGCGCAGCCTTCATACACTTTCCCAATCTTGCTGTCTCGCCCAAGTATGAAGAAACAATAGGTTTTATAAAAAATACGATATATTTTGATCGTATTAAAAAAGAAAGTGAAAATATTATTAGCTTATTAAGGAATATACTTAGTCTTTAGTTCGTGCATCTTCAGCGTGATACATAATTCTTGTGGCCATTTTCATGACCTTCTTTGAATAAACAACTCCATATTTGTTTTTATTCTTTCCTTTACACCTGAATCCGGCATTATAGCCACACAAAGCTGTATAATAATTTCCCTTAGCATATTTGTGCAGCCAGTATCCTAAAATTCTAGTACCAACCTTTATAGATGTCTTCGGGTCTTTCAGTTGCTTGCAAGTATAACCCCTACTGTATTTTGGAATAACTTGTGTAAGTCCGCAAGCATTCGCATAACTTACAACATGTGGTAGCCAGTTACTCTCAACGTGAATTAGCGATACAAAAACAATTGGATCTAGTTTGTGTTTTTGACAGTGTTTGACAACCCTCTTTGCGTGTGCACAAGCGTATTTCGCTCGTGGCAATTGTGCGCTAATCATTGCTGCGCACAGAGCAGCGGCTGTTATGGCATTCATTTTTTCCTGATCTCTCTGTAAGCTCCAACTGTTACTGGATATAACTTAGTAATTATTTCCAACATAGCAAAAGCCACATCCTGAATTTCTTTTTGTGCCCCTTCATGTGTTCTCAAATCAATAAACTTTAAAATGTTATTTAAGTTTGCCGAAGCATAGTATTCCGTATACATATTCTGTGGTAGAACACCACGGGCTTGCTCTCGGCAAACACCTGCTTCAATAAGTTCATTAAAGAACTGTAGACTGGCTTCGTGATGCATACGAACACAATCAGTTGCCTCCATCTGCCAATTTTCTAATACCGGATCAACCCGAATATGTTCGTTACTGGCTTGCCGATTTGACTTATGTTGCGTTCTAAAATACGGCGCCTCATAAAACTCAATATCAAAATCCGTGTAACGCCGGCTGATCTCGTTATAAGACCAAGTGCGATGTCTATGGTGCTGTGAGCGAACAAACAGCGGAACCTTGATGCGGAAAGTCACAAAACAATGTTCTAATGTTGAAGTGTGTTTGTGTTCAATAAGATACTTAATAAGCTTTTCGTCCTTCTTATTCAAGTTCGCTTTGTGCTTTCCAAAAGAAACGCGAGCAGAGTTGACAACGGTGAGGTCATCCCCCACCGCGTCAACAAGCTCAACAAATCCGATACCATCTCCGTAGAGACGTTTCTTCATTGCTATTCTCATCCATCAGTCCCACTAACGTCGTCAGGCAAGCTTGCGCCAGCATCAGTTTCAGACTTCTTAGAACAGCAGCCGGCCTTGCAGTCGGCCTCTTTCTTGCCAGCCTTCACACACTTGTCGTAACAAGCCTTGCACTTGTTTTCCTTCGACCAGTCGCCATAACAAGTTTTCTTGCACTCTTCCTTAGACGCATCAGACCCCAAGCACCCACTATAACAAGACGCTTTCTTTTGCTCGTCTGTGAGTGTTGCAGCATCTGCCAAGTCGGCCGCATCTCCACTTTTATCCGCGTCTGTACAGGCTGCAGCCTCTGCATCCTTTTCAGCTTTCGCTTCTTTTTCTCCGCATGCTGCGGAAAATGCTATAATAATAGCAAACAATAATGTAATAAAAATTCTCATTTTATTATCCTCCTTAAACTTGTAAGTAGTCTCCTAAAAAAATTGGTCCGCGATGGAGGAATTGAACCTCTCAGGGCACCACCCGGCCTCGTTTGGCCAAACGCTTATAAGACGCCCGCCGGGAACATCGCGGTATATATATTGTACCTCATTCTTCTGCGGGTGTCAACGGCTTAAGCTGTTTTTTTAACTTACTATTCTCCTCTTGTAAATCGCGGATTTTTTTACCCATATATTTCTCTAAGTTCACGACTTCGGCTATTTTAGCATGTAATGATCCTTCTGTCTCTTCTAGGCGCTTAGACAAAAGGACGCTTTTAACAAATTCTCGTAAAAGAAATATAGTGTTTATTATTACTATTCCGATTAACAAAACTGTACTAGTCATTTTTCCTCTTATATATTGCTGCGCCCAATAAAACCATTATTGCGACAATTATCAACGCATGCACCAAGACTTCCATAGCTGTATCATAGACGAGTAGTGAAATCCACTCAAGAAACATAAACAAGGTTTCCATTATTTATTTTCTTCTTTGTTTAGAGTGCGGCGTTTGAATTGGCTCAAATCATTATATAGCTCGTGATAACGATTAACCAGATTGTTGATTCGTTCGTTATTTGATTTTGCCATTTCATGTAAATTTTCAACGGCAATTCGCAATTTGTTTCGTTCATCATCATCACCATTTTTTTTGTAAAGTTCATCGTAATTAATTGACATTATTTTCCCTATTGTGTCAGAAAAATGAAATAGGCTCGCAAACCCCAGCCTATTAAAGCAAAGCCTGCGAGGCATAAAACTGTTTTTGTAATAAATTCTCTTAGCGGCATTTTTTTCCACAAATCCTCAAGTTTAAAAACAGCATCTCTTAAGTTTTCATAACCTTTTCTATCATAATAAATCATTTTTCTAGATTCTTAATCAAGTAGTCCAAATACCATCTGGCCTTCTTGAGATCGCCAAGCTGATCTCCTTTGTGCTTGGCTCGTGTAACATATTTTACCACGTTTCCTTCGATAAAGTCAAGATCCCAATCGACAATGGCATCAATTACTTCAATCTTTCCAGCATTGTAATGTGCTGGGTGATTAACTTTTTCTGTTCTTTTTGTTAGTTTATCTATTTGTTTTCTTCCAATATCCTCATTCTTATAGAAAGGATCGAAAGGATCTGGATCTTTTTTATAGAGGGTTGTGTGGTCATAATACAAACCACCAGTTTCGGGGTCTTGATATTCTTTTGCTACTTTCATTTATTCACTCCAAATGTAATGTGCAATAGCAATTGCTGCTAAAGTTATAACTAAAATCTTAATCACTGTCATGGTGCTTTCCTTTTGGTACGAGCGGGGGGAGTCGAACCCCCACGACCTCGCGGTCAACGGATTTTAAGTCCGGTATGTCTACCAATTCCATCACGCTCGCTCTATACCCCCATTATACTAAAACAGGAGGCACCTGTCAAGCGTGCCTGTAAGGCTCTGCATTGTTAATTGCATCTTTATAACTTAATTTCAGCTTTTTAAGAATCTTTAGGTTTTTTTCTTCATTTGGGGTGAGGTTTTCCATTTTGGACAACCGCTCAACTTCCTTGCTTAGTTCTCTATGTCGTTCAATTAGTTTTTGTAATGTCATTTTCGTTCCTATAAAAAATGAGGCACCTGTAACCCCGTGCCTCCCTGCGGTCTGCTTGCGGCCTAATGAGAATCACCCCCTTTGCGGCTTATATTACAAGCATATTAGTGACCCATAAAATGGGCGATTAACATAACGGTGGAAATAGTAAAAAGCACCGCCACCGCTGCTTCAAATGCTTTCTCCTCATTCGACATTCAAAACCCCCATCGGAGTCTGTACTGCCACCTCCCAACCACTAAAGAGATATGGGCTTTTAGAGTCGGCTTTCAACAGTTCATTAAGTGTGATTTCCATTTCAGCCCTTACGCTAGTATATCCGCGCTTATGATCGTAGTGCTCGGTACTAACTTCCAAATATTCATACCAATCTCCACGGATAGCAGCGGTGACATACTCTTCAAATTCAAATGAGCCGCGCTCATAATCATCAAGTGCGCCATCATCGCGCATTTGCTCAATAACGTCGTTATTTGGAAGGTGTGGACTAGTGATTAAGCTAGCTAGCGAACCAGCAATTCCAGTTTCATCAATAGTTTCACCTTCATAATCTTCACCTGTATAATGGATAATTTCTGCCCCACCATCAGTTGAAAGTGTGACCTTGGAAGTCCCATCCAAATTCATTTCTCGTAGTTTTTCAAATCTACTCATTTTTCCTCCTTAAATGGCACCCCCGACAGGATTCGAACCTATGACCTACGGCTTAGAAGGCCGTTGCTCTATCCAACTGAGCTACGGGGGCTTATGTAATTGGCTTTTTTGGGTCGTATGAAAACTCCACGTCATTTACTGACATAATTTCCCACACTTGACTAGTTTTTGCTTTTAAATCACCTGAAAATTGAAATGCCTCCCATCCAGCTTGGCCAAAACTATGTGCTTTAACCATCTTGCAGCGCGTTTCCTTAGTTTCTGGACTTTGAACCCAAACATGCCAAGTTCTTTTTTTCTCACTCATAACACCCCTAGAATAGCATGCTAGAACGTCACTGTCAAGTGATTTCACACGCGCCACCGGCACAAGCCAACTCACCCTTTAGGTCTGTATTGTCATCTTCCTCTTCCACCTGAGTTAGATCAATCTCTTGTAAAGACTCAACTAAAACATCGTAAGTCTCTTTAGAACAATCCTCAAATGGTGCCTGTTTATAGGTGTGATCTGAATAGGGCAACACGCTCAAGCCGTTATACTTATCGCGGTTTTCCCACATCCACTCACCAACATCAGCCCACTCAGCGTCTTTAATAGTAATAGTGGCTGAGACGTTGTGTGTGTTTTGACCCTTTCTATGGCCGGGACGAACCCATTCGCCCGCAACTGTAGCTACTCTTTTTAGTAATTGAAGTGCTGATTCGTGCCTAGTGATAGCACCTTCGGGTGCTTTTTGAGGGATGCTAATAACAGCGGTGTCGTGTGGCCTAAAGAATTCATCCTCAACCAAATCAGGGTGATTTAAGTAAAGATGCCAATAGATTGCTTCATTTTTGCCCACCCTGATCCTACGAATGTAATAATCATTATGCCAAGCGTGAATTCCCGAACTAGTTCCAAGAGTTAGAGAGGTCGTACCGGCTGGCTTAACAGTTGTGCAGCGAGCAGCCGACTTAATATCTAAAATTTTAGCGACTCTTTCGTTCTCTTCTTTAACAACTTTAGCCGCTTGCGTCATATCAAGATTTAACACCTTGCCAGACGCAATTCCCGTCATAGAAACGCCGATTAACGCGTCTTTTTCAGTAGTTCGACGCCACACATCTCTAAGGTAGTGAAAGTCCGTGTAACCTGCCTGTAAGGTGCCTAGAAACGATGCTGCCCTAACTCTCTTTTCTAACTCTTCTTGAGTTTCTACATCACTTACATTTACTTCTGTAAGATTGCAGAATTGATAAGGACGCAGAGCGATCTCACAACACGGATTTGTGCCCCAATCTTTATCATTTGAGAAA